CCATTGTGATACGCCGCTTCATACGCGACGTTCTGGCTAGATAGGGCGGTTGAGTTATCGAATAGAAAGCGACGCGTCAGATCCTCCAAGACCTTCTGCCCGTCTTCAGTATTGAAGCATCGGGCATAGGCTTTGGTGAGTTCTGTTATCTGTTCTTGTGCTTTGGCTTTCTGTCTCTTGGCATCTGGGCTTGCGCCCTCAATTGTTTCCCAAGTCATTCAGCTTCCATTGGTTGTGGTTGTTGTTGTTGCATCTGAGCTTGTGCGCCAGCTTGGATGATCTGCTGTTTCTCGACCTCAGATCGTACCAATTCAGAAGGCATACCCGTTTTGGTCGCCGCCCATGTACCGAAGTCCTCAGTCTTATAGGCCATCATTACCTGCTCGGGGCCAGACGTACCCAATACGAACTGCACAGCCTGCTGGACAGCCAGTAAGTCTTCGCCGTCTTGCGCTCGTGCTAATGGGGATGTGAATTTAACCTTTACGTCACGCCCTTCAAGCTCGATAGGAACGATCAATCCGCGTCGAGTCAGTATAGCGACGACACGCTTGAGTATTGGTATGAGTATCTCGGTCTGAAGTCGCCCAAATGCCGACCCGATCCGCTTTGCAAGCTCTCTGGATTCAATAGCAACTTCAGTGGCGCTACGAACAGGACCAGCAGGATCACGCAGGTCGTTGAACATTGCCAACTTGATAGCGTTTTGTAGCTCGACGATTTCAAATTGCGCGAGAGCAAGGTTAGATCCTGTATCTAGGCGCTGAATAGAAGGGTTGTTGGTGTTGTTTGACCCGACTGGAATCACGACACCGGGTGCAATGACCATATTGTACGGGTTAGTGACACCGTCGTCAGTAGCTGTGTACATGCCTGCAAGGTCTATTGCGGCTTTCTGCAATACAAACTCTTTCGCCTTGTTCAATGAGCGCACATCGGGCAACGATTGCATTGCTGGACCGCGACCACGTATCTCACCGGCTACCTTTGTGTATCGACCAGTGACCCAAGGACTTGATTCGCCGAAGTCCTCAGTCCATGAGAACGACTTTTCGTTGTTAACCCACAGACATCCGTAGTATTGCTTGCTCTTGGGGTCGAAGATCACGCCCTCAGATACACGTACTTCAGTATTAGGGCTGTTCTCGATCATGTTGCGTACATTCTGCGAGGCTTCAAAGCCCTGCCACATACGCTCAAGTAAACGAGCCTTGACCTCAAACCGTCGCCAGTGTGTCTCGACCGTTCCGTATGGACCTTCCTCAAACGCAATGCCCTTCTGTGGGATCGTGTGGAAGCAAATAGGGCTTGTTTCGTCATCTGTCTCTTCGATCTTCATGGTTGCTGTACCCACGAGAAGATCAAGCGCCGCTTCATAGAACTGCGTATGGAAGTTAGAGCGGTTCAGGTAGTCAAAGACCAGCTCGCACTGCTGATCTAGGTTAGCCCGCACGTCCTCTTCGGATACATCGAACTGACCTGAATCCAATAACCGAACAATCTCATCGGTAGGCTGGAAGGTAGCCCAACGTGACCAGATCGGAGCAATGTTTTCCTGTAGCTTGCTCGCCCCCTGTTGGATAGCTGTCAACGCAGTCGAGTCAAAGATGCGATCCATCTTCTTCTGACCGGTGTTCTCGGTATCAAACAAGTTTCGTTGCGGTAGAAAGTATTCGTACACGTCTTGCAACTGGTCATGCCACATTGACTGCGTGTTGAATGCTTTAGATTCGCGTTCCTTTATGTCTTGGATCGAGCCAAGATGCGGGGGCAAGCTCATACTGTTACCTATTTAAGTTGTGCTTGTGTGCCAGAGTACGGCCCAAGGCGTGTACCGCTACCAAAACCGCCACGAGTAGCGCCGCCCATACCGCCCATGCCTAACATGGTACGAGCTGGAGAGCCTCCTGCACGGCCTCCTGCGGCCTCTGCACGGCTACGTGGTACACCGCCCAAGAGAGACTTAGTTCCTAGCTTACCGCGAGCCATTGCACGGAAGCGCTCTTCCTGCTCCGCAATCTCTTCATCCAATGCTACTGCTTGACGGCGCTCGACAGCGATTTGCTGTGCTGTTGGCTTAGGTGCTTTCGGTGATTTCATTTCATCCCATCCTTAACGAGTCACGGGAAACCTTTTCCCCGTTGCGTGTGAAGTCTTTGCCGTCATAACCTATCAGTGAGGGCCGCTTACCGCCTTGCTCCCGCCGATAACGCTCTGACTCTCTGCCTGTGCGCTTGAGATCAGCTTCTTTGCGAAAACTTTTGCCACGCAGTAAACCCGCTTGACCACGCATCATTTTCGATAAACCAAACTTACCCGACATTTTGTTTCCCCAAATACCGATACAGTTGATAAGGCGTCCAGATAAACGGTTTGTTTATACCTAACACCTGCTTCGTATACCCAACGCACGTATTCAGCATGAACAGACCACGCTTGGGCCTATGAACTTGCGATTTTATCAGAATATCGTTCTCGACTACATCGGTAATGTTATCGACGATCATGAACTCAATGCCCTGCGTTGACTTACCAACCGCAAACCATTCGCCATCGTTCGGAATCACCACGTAACAGTGCCTGATCTTGGGGTGTAGCATCCATGACCACCAATGACCCTCATCAATAGAGAACGCCACGTATGCGATATCAGAAGACACGGACATCCATCTTCATCTGCCGCACTGGTCGCCTTACCTGTCCGTTGCTTAGTGCCTGTCTGCCTTCGCCTTCACCTTGCAATGCGTACTCCAATGCCTCGACCGGGTGACTGTATTCGTTCTTGTCTGGCTCATCCGTGTACTTCTCACCGGATACCTGTATGCGTCGATAGCAGAAGCCACCCTGCAACCCCTTACGAATCATCCTTGCCTTCGGGCTGATCAAGAAACGTGGCTTGCCGTCCATGCAGAGTTCCTTCATCGGTAGCTCTAGCGCCGCACGTCGCAATGCAGGATCGTTGGTTAGTGTAGGCGTACAAGGTATACCAGCCGCTCGCATGATCTTGAACGGTGTATCTGCATTCGCTTGGTTCTTGTTGTCACCCGATGGATCACCCCAGCCACGGAATCGTATCTTCGGGTAGTTCGCATCGATGTATCGCTTGAGGCTAGGTGCAAAGTCCACCGCACCGGAGTCAGTCAGACAGAATTCATCAAAACAAATCCAGCGACCAAGAGCATCTCTTTGAAGAAACGCACAAGCTGGAGTCCGACCGAAGTCAAAGCCCAGCACAATAGGTTGATCAGGATTAGGCTGGTAAACGTCAGCCATGCAATGGATAGAATCAGTGTATAGGGGATGAACTGGCTTACCACTCGATACAAAGCCGTACTCATTCGCGAGATTGACCTTGATCCAATCGTCAGTCTTACCTTGCAGACCTCGCCGGTAGTAGCCTTCCGGTAGGTTATTAAGATTCTCTGCCTTCTCGTTGAGATACCATCCGTCCCCTTCCCGATACACACCACCCGGTTGACGGTGAAACTTCCAATCCTCTGGCCTGTCTTCTTCAGCCAGCTTGTAATACCAGTGGTCTTCGTCTGGTGCATTCGAGTCACCCAGCATTCCGTAGTGTGTAGGCTTCACGCCTTCCTTCATCGACGGGTATCGACCGCATCGCAGGTCAAGCATGTCCACAACGCTCTTAGAATGCTCCTTGGCCTCGTTTAGCCACACCCATGTAGTCTGGATACCCCTAGCCTTCTTGACGTGCTCAGGGCGATCAAAGGCTATGAAGATGACCTCGCTCTTTACCGTCGTGCCATCCTCCAGCTTGAACTCGAGTCGATGCGTTGGCGGTTCCTTGTTGCCTTGCTTGAACTCACCCAGATCGCCATGCACCTCGATCCAGTCCTTGATGGTGGTTGAGAACAATTCACTGTAAGTATTACGAGCGGCAATGATCCGACTGAGCCGAATACCGTAGTTGGGATGTGATTCACGTGTGACTGGTGCCTGTTGGCACATCAACTCAAGGAGCTTGAGGATTACTTGGACGGTCTTGCCTGAGCCTAGCGGCCCCATGATGAATGAGTTACGCGCTCTACAGTCAGCGAACTCCTCGAGTACCACGCCTTGTGGCTTCATTACGTATTCAATCGTCGCCATCGAATCTCTTTCTTTGGATGTTAACGACTAAACCACCGCCATCAGGGCCAGTGATCTCAGTTGATTTAAGGTCTGGCATGAACTTAGCCATCATCTTTATAGACAGGTCAGCCGCAGACTTCATACGCTGTACATCAATGGAGTCAAGCTCTTGCTCTGGATCAAGCAATTTCTTAACGACTTCATGGACATGCGATTCGTACCCTGATGCTTCAATCTTCTTCCGCATCTCGGCTTGGCGTGTCTCTCGGTTAAGTTGTGCTCTTGTCTTTGCCACCGAATATCCTATCCCAGCCATCCTTATAGGATTGACTACTGTTGGTTGCGAACTTGCGCGGTCTTGACCCCTTACCCCCGTTGTATTCAGGGAAGTGCCTGTCCCGCGTTTCCTTGTCTAGTTTATGCCGATGATCCGCCATGTTCTACCTCAGTTGGATAACGTGACCAGAATGACTTGCCGTACTTGTAATACGCTCTCAAGTATTTGCGCATCGTCATGTCATGTACATCGAAGATTTGTGCGAGTGCCCATACCTCGACACCCTCGCTTTCCATCTCAGCCGCTTCGTGTACCTGCTTATAGGTCAGCTTCACAATCTATACCCTTGTAATCAGGATGACCGTTGCGACCGTTAGACGCTACCCACATCTCTACGTTCTCGCAGTACCACTCTTGCTGATCAATCTGGTCTTGCATATCAGCGTTGCCCACAATACCTAGCGCCGCTACAAACAAGATAATGCCAGCCACTACGCGCGCCGGGTACTGCTCTAATAAATTCAATTCCATGTCCTTCTCCCTTTTTTTGGGGGTGCAAAGCCCCATGGCCTTTTCGGCCTGTTATTCCCTAGCCTTAGTGACTTGGGTAATGTTTAGCCATTTCTAACGCTCGCATATTCTCCAACTTGTTTATCGCACAGAGGTCCAAGTATTCAGACTCTGTTAAACCTTTGAGTCGCCCGACTAGTTCGCAAACTATACCGAGGTTCTCAATGTGCTGGACATTGTTGCGAGTGCAGAACATTGCTCTCTTCACTGTAGTACACATTCGACAAGTATACCACAAATGTATATTTACAACACCCCACCGACAAATACAACAAAATAAATAAACAAAAAGTGTTTACTTTGATATTTAGGTATGCAATTATCTGTTCATCGGCTGGGGACACAGCCACTAACCAAGGGAATAGAGACATGACAAAAACACAGCTAGAAAGCCTTATCATTCAATCAGCAAACGAAAACGCCGCCAACGCTTGCTCTGCGCTTTGGGAAGTGAACATCGACGAGGTGACTGACTTCATCAACGTGG